AAGGTTGGACATACTGCGTCCCTCCTTTTGTGACTGCTCCTCCACACGCTGAAAAACCACCCCGCTCAACACCACTGTGAGCCGTTGGGTGGTAGTGCGCTTGTACTTGCGTGCGTTCATGAGAACTTGGGTGCGTCCTTGTGATGTCGTAACGTTTTTCCCGCCCGGTACATGTGTACTGGCTGTCAATGGGCACAAGAAAAGGCCCCAGGGGAAGAACCCCCAGGGCCATGTGCCTTGGCTGCATCCGCGCTGGCCGGAGTGCTGCCGTATTCAGTTCTTCAGAGATCCTAGCATCATGCGATGGTAGCCTCTACTTTCTTTGCTTGTGTGCCGTGCGCTTTGAATGCAACAACGCAGGATCTATCGGCTATTGAGCATAGCTTACACTCTGCACAGTTTTTATCGCTCCATTGTGCGGGGCAGACAAGGAACTTAACGCCGGCATGTTCCCACGTCTTGCGTGATTCGTTCTTGGGAACAATGCACACGCTAGGGATTCCTTGTTTGTGCAATTCAGCAGCGTGAGACTGGCTGTGTGCTGATGCATTAACAGTCATTCCCATCTCTGGGGCTTGCTTAACAATCTCACGGTTCCCGTAGTGTGTGAGATCGTGGTGAGTGTAGGTCCAAGCTATTAGCTTACGCTCGGCGCATGCATTAGCAATCAAACCGAAAGCGTAGATGTTGATAATACCTTGTGAACTAGGTAGATCACCAGCCTGATTATGTCGCATACAGCTACCCTCTGGCAGTGTTTTGATTGCTGACACAAACGACTCAATATCTGTACCCCTAGGTTTCTCTCTGTATGGGCCATCGGATACCGCATCCCAGTGTAGTTTGAGCGGCCCTGATTCTGCATAACAACCGCTACCCTTTAATGGGCATGTTGCAGGGCAGCTATCCCTAGACGTTGTTGATACTGCAATCGGGCCAGTCTTTACGTTGCTGGATTTCTTTGTCAGGTGATACCAGTGTGCCATGGTTACTCTTTGCAGTAGTGGAGGAAGTTAGCTAAAAACAACACGCCAGAAGTAGAGATCCTCATCATCAGGTAGATCATCCTGAGCGCGTCTGTGTGTGCGGATCTCTCGCAGTTCCTGATAATCTTCTGTCCAGGGAGCTTCGTCAGGGAACAAATAAGGGTGGTTCATTAGAAAGGGTTGCTCCAGGTGTTTACTTGCTTGTCAGTAACTAGTCCGTCACGATGTAGCGTATCAATGAAGTTAAGCCACGCCTGACGCTTCATTGTGCGATCATGATCGTATGAACGTCCGACGCATTCTCTAAACTCGACTAGTGCTTGTGCTTTTTTCACGGTGTAAAACATGCAAAGAACAAAGAAGGAGAAGAAGTGCAGGGATTGGAAGAAGTAGGATCAACGCTTAACTGTTTGCACTTGTGGAGGATGCTCGGTAAATGGGTCAACGCCAGCAGCTCCTAAGAATGTGAGAGAACATAGAGCCACTGAGAAGAAGAAGAAGGCGCCAGTTTCAAGCCAGAGATACAGGCCAGGCTTGCGATGGTGTTTGTGTTTGGTGTTCATGATCAGGCTAAAGATGCGATCAATTGAGCCTTAGTCCTACCCTTTGCACCGTATGAACGGAGCATCTGGCAAGTGATAGGTTGGAAGGTGAGATCTTCTGTGATGGTGATCAGTGAGTCAATCAGTAGAGCGGTGCCTTCTAGCACGTCGTAGATTGCCTGAATGATGATCACTAAGAGAAGGAGGATGGATCTTTCCATGGTTGTAGGTGCGTCCGTGTGATTAATTGATTGCCATGGCTGCCCACTTGTCAGGGCCGCCGTGGAATTCTTCATAAGTGAGCACGTCGATGTAGGCGTGCGGATACTGGTTTGAGTAGAACTCCACCAGTTGATCGGCGTAATCTTCGTCAGTGGTAGAGCGCAGGCCTTCCCATTGGAAGGAGTCAGTCATGCGGCAGACGTAAAACATGGTTGGTGCTTGCATTAGTGGAGAGAAGCAGCGAGCAGAAGTCGATCTGTGCTGCGTGTCCTGACACTAGGCGATCATCGCTCCACTTGTGCAGTGTTCAGTAACAGAACTTAATGGGCGAACAGATCACTTTACCACTACGTATTCGTATCACTAGTCATACCAATGGATCTCAGCGATTGTGGCTGAAATAATAGTTCGTCCGTACCATTGTTTGGTCATTTGCAGCTAGTTTGTAGAACTAACGCGCTTGATTCCAGGCCAAAGAGGGGCCATGGGGGTAAAGCTGCGCCCCTGCCCTAGCGTATTGACTTAAGAAATTTTTGTCATAAACTAAAGACCCCTCTAGAATGACCTAGAAGGGCCTTATTTTCACTCTTTGGTGTCAGTATACCAAGGAGCAGTTAGACGCACCTCAGGGAGCCTTGTAGAGGCCTCTGATGAAGTCTCCGTATAAACCGGAGTGACACAATCAGGCAAAGGTTCTTGAAGCGATTGATACTCCTTAATCGCTTCATCGACCTCAACCCTAACCCGATTATTAATCAACCTCTCCTCCAACCACACAAGGAGACCAAGAAGAAGATGATCTACCCACGGAATCGTTGTCCTCCACGCCTTATAAAGAGCTTTGAGCTCATTTAACTTAAGTTGATCCACGGCATAAGTGAAGGTGACTACTGAGTTTCAAGCTCGTCAGCGATGGTATTCAAAACATCTGCAGGATGTTTCAGCTCAGCCCAACGGAGGCATACCTCATCGGCAGCAGCTCGCAAAGCGGCGGCAATGTGCAACTGCACGATTCGAGACCCAGCACAGTTGCTAGCAGTAATCACCGCCTGCGCGGCGGAGGAAAGTTCAGACATGGAAATTGAGACGGGTCGTAAGCGGGCAAGTATTAGCTAATTCCTGTTTTCAGGTAATACATGCTGATACCTGCCGTGTGCTACAGTGCTGGGGCTGATCAGAAAGCAGCAAAGCGACTGGGGTGAGATCCAGTTGCAAGAGCGGCGGGGGTGACATCCTGCCGCTTTTTAATGCTTTTAACACTGAGAAGGAAATACGACAATGCTGTCGGGCAGTGCCTCCAATGCGCGGCGGATGGTGTCCCAGTCCTTGGGTGACGGCCGCCAGCCGTCTTCGTGCTGCTCAACAAGAGCAAGCGCCTGCTCCTTCAAGCTCGGCGGCTTGGGGCGGCGTGAGGTACGGAGTTCATCGACATCCTCTGGCTCCCATTGAGCGCGGCGCACCAGATGCTCACAGCACGCCTCCAGCTCCTGGTCAGCGCCCCACTGGGCAGCGCGGGTGGCTAAATCAATAGAGCCTTCGCCGGGAGTAAGAGGTGCGCCGAAGAAGTCACTGACCCACCCTTCGATTAGCGCGGGCGGCGGGGTGATCGGATGTTGTTGTGTCATAGGTGATTAGTGGTAATGGCTACTACTGGTAAACAAAACTAATCCTTGCTCCACATCGCCTCACAAACATTGGGTACATGTACATAAAGAAGATCCTGGATCTGACCTGCAATAATTGCATGTTCTCTCTGTGTACCATTAGCAGTCCTCAGATCACAATAATGCAACCAAGACCTAATGGTTCCATTCATGTACAACCTAGAAGGAGCACTCAACGGAAGAACATCTCTTGCACATTCCTTTGCTACACCTGCTGACACCATTTCTCTGTAGAGATCCTCAGCTTCTGCAAAGTGTTGTTGAATACGACGAAGGAACTGTTGTTTCTTGGTTGTATCAAGATCATCTGTGCTGTTCTGTCTGTTTTTCAAATCTTGTCTACGAAGTGACGGAATCACCGGAGTACCAATAGTAGTTACATCTGCATACCGTTGACTGAACTCCTGAAATGAGAAGCTTCTATGCCTCAAGATCTGAGCTGCTATTGCTCTAGTGGTGTTGATCTCTACACACATGTTGACCATCTCAAAGGGGGACCAATGTTGATGATCAATAAGATATTTAATTAGTTTAGCACTGGTCTCAGTGTTTGATTGATTAGAAGGGTTAGAGACTCTAGCCATGTAGCTAATGAGGTTCTCTGCTTCTGGTGTGATGTGGATGAGAGATACGGAATGCATTAGTTGGTTTGCTAATAAGTGGTAGTTACTAGGATTTTGAATAAGAGAAATGAATCCTGTATCATTCAGATGGCCAATCAAGAGGCCATTTAGATGATCCCGATTCCTTCTCCTCTAAAAGAAAGTAGTAGTAGTTATTTAGAGATGTCCATTCACCCGCTCACTTCGTTCGCTGAGGACATCAGTAAATTGTGTCTTTTGTGTCATTTGAGTTCAGTACTCACAGAATGTCCATCCCCAGGGACATTGATAGAGGGGGAGTTGGGGATCACGTCTCGTGAGACACGACTCCCCCCTTCCCCGCTTCTAATCCGTTATCGGTCAAACCCCTTGGTGCAACTTGCGTCTTAGTTTGAGACCCAGGTGGGAATACCTCCCCGTTTACCGCCCCCTCTAGCAGCCTTTCGCTGGTCCAGACTCATCCCAAAGACGAGGTGATCTGTGGCGCTCTGAGGGTCGTCCAAGAATGTCTCAAGCAAGTCTTGCCAGTCTTCTTGTCTACGGGCTTTAACGGCCTCGTAGGCGCTGATGGACATGGCATCGGTGAAGTATTTGACACCTTGAGCTAGGGAGTCAAGACGGTCATCGTGTTTGACGGCACCCTTTTCCCGGCACATCCGAGACATCTGGTAGAAGAGCATGTACAGCAGTCGTTCTTCAGGTGCTGCGTCTTTATTGGAGCTGTAGTCCCATTCCACCACACCACGATCAACGATGAGCCGGTGTTGGTTCATGACGGGTTCTAGAGCATCAATGATTCTGTCTTCCTTACGGACATTGGCTCTGACCTCTTCTACGTCTATGGGTTGCTTGGTTTGTTGAAGGTGTTTTTTGAACAGTTCTGCGACGATACCGTCACCGAAGTTTGTTTCGATAAGGAGTTTAGTAACATTGTACCGCTTACACCCACGAAGGATGTCAAGAAGTGTATTGTCGCTATAACCGTCGCGATACGCTCGTACTTCGTGAACGTAGAGAAAGCCATTCTTTTGAGAGATATAGGTTGCTGCGGTTTCGTCACTACCACGACCAGAGGGGTCAACGGAGCAGATAGTTTCGGTGTAATCACTCCATTCACCTTGTAGTTGCATGGGTGAGTAGAAGTAGTCACCAGGCAGACCTACGGTGGGAAGGTCTTTGAGGACATTGCGTGGATCAGAACACCACACCACAGCATCAGGTGCTTGTTTAGGGTTGACTGACGTGATAATCAGGTCACTAAACTTAAGTGGGAACTTCTCAGCGTCGCTAAGGGTGGTATCCAGCATGAACTGCAACATGAAGTTGCTACGACCCATGGCTGCTTCACGTTCCAACAGGTCATCCGATTGAAAACGGTCTGGGTCAGTGGGTGTCCACTCCTCAGCACCCATCTCGATGTCTTCTACGATCTGTGGGCTAAGGAGGTTCTCGTATTGACTGAGCTTGTCTTTACGTGGATACCGGGCAGGCCAGACAAATGGACGATAGTTACGTTCCGCTAGCTTGCGGTAGATGGTGAAAGTAGTCTGTGGAGTGCCAAGGTACATAATGCGGCTGTCCTTCTTCGGTGTGAGGATGGACTCCGCTTCTGTACAGAGCTGAAGGAGCTTCTCTCGCATCATCTCGGTCATCGAGTTACCAGGCACTTCGATGTCATCGAGAATCATCAGGTCAGCACGAGAACCTGTGAGCTGACCCGTGATACCGACTGACTTAACGGACGGTGCTTGGTGAGGAGAGCAGTTCACATCAAAGGAAATCCGAGACCACCGGGCATCATCACTCTTTGGTCTCAAATGGGAGAGCCAAGGTGTCTCGATAATTAGCTTCTGAAGGAAGATGGACATGTTATCTGCACGCTCTTTTGAAGCGGAGATAATCATGATCTTCTTTTCTGGGTTGTTGAAGAGTGTCCACAACACAAAGGCACCAGTAATCCAACTCTTACCGACACCACGAAAGGCTTGGATCTGTAGTCGTTTTGGTCCCAACTGCAGGTAATCTGCAATGGCGTATTGTGCTCGTGTTGGGGAAGGTAAATCAAGCTGCTGCCACAGTGCTTGAAGAAAGAGCTTAAAATCGCCCCGTAAAGCCTCTAGAATATCGTTCACGGTAGATTGTACCTAAATAGAAAAAGAGAGGCCTTCCAGACGCTCCTGGGGGCCTCTCAGCGAGTGTTATGAATCAGTCGTAGTACTTACGACGAAGGCGGTCATACTCCTTGACCTTCTTCATGTCAGGTTTTTTGTCGGCATACTTGCTTCCGTCAACCTTGGTCTTGGTTTCGTAACCGGAGTCTTGACCGAACTTGTTGTCGACGCTCTTGAAGCGGGCCTTCTGTTGATCAGGAGCTTGACCGGGTTTGTAACCAAAGGTCTTTTCAAAAACGTTGCCCTTAAAGGTCTTGTTCTGGTTCTTCATACCTGCATTGGAGGTAGGACCAGACTGAGGGCGTGGTGCTGCAGGACGAGACGATCCACCACCACCGTTACTCCGAGATTGAGTGGAACCACCCCCGGATTGGGTAGGAGCGGGTGTAGTGGGCTTAGGAGCAGGCTTATTACCGTAGCTGCGAATGGCATCATTCTGACCTTGACGCAGAGCATTCACATCAGAATTGCTAACCCGAGAACGCCAATCCTTTCCAGCAGTAGGTTGAGTGGTGGTACGAGAACGAGTACGTGTGCCTGCAGCAGCACCAGCACGAGTGCCAGCAGGGCTAGTAGGTACTGAAAGGTTCGCATTGCGATTGTTAGTACCAGTACGACGCCCAGCAGTGGTGGAGGACGGCTTGGTGGTGGGTGTGGGCTTATTCATACCCATACGCTCCTTGTAAGCGTTCCATTGACGGTTACGCTCAGCTACATCAGCAATGTTCTTGATGGCAGCAGGAATCATCAATGCAGTACCCGCAGCACCGAGCATGCGGCCACCTAGTCCAGCAGCTTTAGTAGCAGCCTTAGTGGAGTTCGATGCCCAGCTCTCTGTACCTTTTGGCCAGCCCTTTGCATCCATTTTTACAGGGCGCCCATCAGCAGCCGTAAGGGGACGGCTAGATGTTGTCTGAGGTTTGACTGTGTTTCTAGGTTGAATGGCACGAGTTGCAGTCCGTTCAGCACGAGCGCCCGTCTTTGGAAGATTGAGTTGTGCCTTAGCAGAGTTAGGCATCCCTGCAGCACCTGCAGAGTAACCTTTCGGAGGCACCGGGCCTTTCACAGGACCAGTACGAGTCACTGGCTTTTTAATAACCTGTTTGGGTGCAGGAGAAGACGGCTTCGTCTTAGCTGCTTGTTGGAGCTTCTGAGTCTTAGTCTTGACTTTAGGAGTACCAGAGGTCGAGGCAGGTTTGTTATACGGCTTGGCGGGGTTCCGAGCACCACCAGACTTACCACCAGCTTTGGTCACAGGTTTGGCATTCAGCCAGTTGTTCTTACGAGTTGCCATAATTAGTTAATCCAAGAGAGAATAAGCTGTTCTTTGTTGGGGTTTTCACCGAAGGTGGCTCTCATCCATTGGAGCCAGTTTTGACTTCCCTTTGCCTGATTACACGATCTACAACTGGGCACAAGATTGGATG